TCAAGCGGCCTCTTTCATCTTGTAAATCACTCCGCCGATTGGACTCAATGCTCGGGCGTCGATGTCGGAGCAGGCTTCGAAACAAAGCTGCACGAATGGCTCCCAATCACGTCCCCAGGCTGCAGATGTAAGCTCGACGCCGTACTCCCCTTTCATCCAGGCTCGGAACTGCTCAGGCTTGATCAGCGGATCAGCATTGGCCGATTGCCCACCCTGATGCATGTAGCGATAGCGGCGAAAAACACCCTTGGCGACATACTCGGCCCGCTCCCGCTTGCTAGCGGTCATGCGTGCTGCTCGCGAACATGCAAGATTGAAAACCGCAGCTTCGGCCTCCTCCCGATCGTCATCTGTCGGCTCAGCCGCATACATCGCATTGCCGAAAGCCCGCAATTGAAAGTGAAGCCGTGCAATAGCCGACTGAATGTGGCCGGACAGCGCCGCGTGCATCGCGGGATTCGCCGTTGGGCCTCGCTCAGTGCTCTGTACTACTACACCCAATTCAGCAGCATCAGAAGTCTGGCCTGGGGCCGGGTTGTAGTTGCAGTCGTGCCAAGCTTGGCGCGCGGAATGGATTTTCATGCTGCCGTCCTCTTCAGTTCCCTTGTTTTCGCCCTATATTCGGTCTTGATATTTTTGATTTCGTCGACGGTGTGCTTGCGGGGTTCATGAGGCCCTTCAAGCCACTCGACTTGTTCCGCCCCTATCAGTTGCAGGAGTGAAAGCCGGTAATTCACCAGGTTGCCGGAGAGGTGCGTGTTGCATGGTGCGCATTGCTTCCAGACGTTGAGCGGCTCGAATCGCAGCTCGGGGTTTGCTCCCACAGAGCGGTAGTGCCCCGCGTGGTATTGGCCTTCGTGGTGGCGACCGCAGCTCACGCATGGACGATCGGCATCACGCAGGCGGATCCACTCGTTGAACGCCGTCTGGGCTTCACGCAAGTGATCTGCCCTGCTCTTCAGCTTTTCCTTGCGGACCTGGATCTCGCGGCGGTCGCGCTGAGCAATGGCCTTGCGGGCTTTCTCGCTGTTCGCCGGCGCGTGAGCCAGCGCGCATTTCGGACTGCACACCACCTGCGTGGTGTTGAACATCGGCGCGAACTTCTCGCCGCAGGCCTTGCAGATTTTCTGCTTCACATCCTTGAGGGCAGTACGCATCAATACCTTCCCCCCCATTTGTCCTGCTCAGTCCAACGCACGTCATGCTCGGCGCCGAAGGCGTGCATCAGCTCGAACAAGTCGCTGAACCACTTCTGCGACTGCTTGCGGGTCGATACGGCCATCACGACGAAGCCACCGTCGAGGCCGGGCTCCGCGCGCTGCTTCTCCAGCGAGGCACTGAAAAGGCACTTCCAGTCCTCACTGGTAAGCTTCTTGCCGTGCCAGACCACTTGCTCGGACACGTCCTTGAGCATTGCCCACATCTTGCGGTTGCAGACGTCAGGGCGCTTCTCGTCGCGAATCACCACAACCTTCGGCTTGCTCAGGTCGATTGTGTGCAGCACACCTGCGAGGCGGTTGACATCACGCTGGTCACGGATCGTGTATTCGGGGTTCATGGCTTCACCACCTTACTCATCGCGGTATCGACGAGCGCATCAAGGTCTTCGCCAGTCATTCCCGTAGCGTGCGGGCCGATCCATTCGACGACCTCGATGTAGCCGCTGTGTCCGTGCTGAAGCCAGCGGTAGCGCTCGGCATCTTTGCGCAGCGCCTCGTTCTCTCCGATCGGCCGATTGCGGACATCGCAGGCCGTTGCATATGCCTCTTCGAATGCAGTAAGTCGCTCGTTCTCGGCCAGCAGCTCCAGCGCCACCTCCTCCACGGTCTTCTCCCCGAGGAATTCGCCGAGCGCTTCAGCGTTCTGCTTCCACTCCCCGCAGTCAGCCTTCCAGGAGGCGACTTCACTCCACAGCAGCTTCTGGAGTTTTTGTTTGTCGATGGTCATTGAGCCGCGCTCCTTGCTTCCAATTGTTCAGCCTGTTGAATCAGCAGCGCCCGGCGATCCGCCAGCTCGTTGGCTGCCAAAATTCGCAGTTCTGTTTTTTCCTCGGCCGATGCTTGGCGCATGGCGAGCATCGAATCCTTCACCGCGGCGAGCTTCTCGCGCAGTTCTCGCGAAGGTCGGGTTACATCACCGGTGAGCAGCGCAACGACGGCCCGCCCGTCTTCAGTAACCGGTGCGACACTCAAGTCAGCCAAGTACAACTGCCCGCGCTCATGTGGGATCCGTTGCATTTGCACAGCTTTGGTGATCGCCTGTGTGCGGCGGTTGGCGTCGAAACCGACCGACACGTGCCAATTGACGTGTTTGCTGTCCTCCCGAGCCTGCCCCACCAGACGCTCGTAAGCGCTGTTGAACGCCATGCGCGCACCGACCTTATCGCCAGCGTCGAGGACAGGTTTCGCAGCTGCCAGTGCAAGTTGGATTTCGTCGGTCAGCACCACGGTTTCAAACTCGTCGTTCGTAGTCATGGCGATTGCCCAAGCTTCGTCCTTGCCCGGGCGGCCGTCAGCGGCCTGCACGCGCTGGAGAATGTCAGCCATGGCCAGCTTTCCCTTCACCTCGAAACGGCAGGCCTTTAGCGCAGCTTTCACGGTAGGCACTGAGTAAGCGCAGAGGTCTTCCGCCATCATCGCCGCGGTGCCTGGGTTCATTTCCTGACCCATGGCCTCGGCGGTGGCGCAGATCGCAGCAGCCAATCCGGCAACCTGTTGATCGTTCATTTCAGAGGTATTCATTGCGCTCTCCTGCTTGGCGCTTGGCCAAGACCATTTGCGCGGCCTGTTCGGCGGCGGAGACGTTCGCCTCGGTGCGCTCCATCTGGCGTGCGGTTGTCCCGTTGATGCGCTGACCGGTCACCCACTGGGTGTGGTAGCTCTCGGCGTTGGCCAGCAGTTCGTTGAGGCTGTGGCACTTGCGCAGAACGGCGGCATCGCTGGTTTTCAGAAAGTGGGCAGCGACGTGGTGAGCGACATCGGCGCCGAGGCGGTCGACCAGTTGGCCAAGCTGGCCACCGACCTTGGCGTTCCACACCGGCCACGCACCGTGGTAGCGCTTACGGTAGGCCATGGCGTAGTTCGCCCAGACCTTGAAGGTTTTGCAGGACTGGTCTTTAGGGCCTGGCATGTCGGCAGGGATCTCGACCCGTGGCGCATCGGTTCGATCAACCACCAACACCAAACCGCAGGACCGAGACGGCACGACCTCGGCGGGAGCCGGGGTTGCAACTGGTTCAATGACCGGTTCATTGACTGGTTCAGAAGAGTGACTGGTTCTGGGTGCAGCTCCTGCACTACCCCCTAGTGCAGGAGATTCACTAGGGGGTGAACCTGCTACACCACCCTGGTGAATCTGCTGCACTACCCCTGGTGCAGGAGGTGCACCACCATCAAGGGTCAGGAAGTAAACATTCGACGAATTGCCCTTCGGTCCACCCTTCCTGATTTCCTTGCGCAGTAGTCCCGACTCACACAGCGCGGTGATATGGTTCATGACAGACCGCTTGCTGATTTCGCACTGATCGGCGATGTGCTGGTAGGACGGCCAGCACTCACCGATATCGCTGGCATTGTCTGCGAGTTTGATGAGTACCAGCTTGCGCAGGGGATTGCCGACACGAAGTTTCATTGCGGCAACCATCAGGCCCATGCTCATGCTGCACCACGCAGTGCTTTGTCGTGAGTGAACAAGCCGTCCCAGTTTTTCTTCATAGGCAGTGCGCCGGCCAGGTACAGGTCGTACAGACGCACCGCGCCCTTCTTGAGCAAGATCGGCGTGAAGGCAATGAACGGTTCTTTGCCATGGGGAGTGACTTCGTTCTGATGCTCGGTCATGTACTTGTCGCGGGCGTAGGACGCCACACGGAAGCGCAGGCCGGATTTGCTCTCGTTGTAAAGCCAGCTCCGGCCTTCGAGGAACTTGCCCACCTGCATGACGTTGACCCCATTGAGGCCCTTGCAGAATTGGGTGTGGGTCATCCCTTCCTTGAACAGGTTCTCCATGGAGTGGATTTTCGATGCCTGGGCTTCGACCTGGATGGTCAACTGCAGACGCTGCTGTTCCGCCTCGAAGGCAATCTGGATGAGATCCATGCGGGAGAGTTCGCGGGGCTGGGCGATCTGCCCTTCCAGCACCTGCCAGCGGTCAACGAGCGCCGCAGTGAATTCAGGACTTAGCTGGGCGACCACGACGAAGCTGTCGCGCTTGCCGATGCTGTATTGCTTGAGTAGAAGCGGTCCGGGGCCGGTGTTTGGTACTTCCTCAAAATGAGGAAGTCCAATAGCACCCCGATCGTGCAGCGTTTCAATGGTTCGCATCACATTGTCATGTCGCTTATCGACCAGCTCGGCAATCTCGCGGGACGACATGGTGGTACGCGACACGTTTTCAGAACTCGAAAAACGTGTCGCGACGTTGTCGGGGATGTTGCTGGAATTGGTTTGGCTCTGCATAATCGGGCCTCTCTAGTTTTGCGAATCAGCCGACCTTCTCCGTCGGCTTTTTTGTGCCCGGAATTCAGGCGGCCTTCACCGAGGCATCCATCACGTCTAGGCTCTGCCGAACGTGGTTGATCTCCTGGCGGATCAAGTTTTTCTCGAAAGAACTGACGTGGTTGTCATCCAGCGCCTGGTGCACCGCGATGGTCAGATCGGCGACCTCTTTGCCGACGTTGATCAGTGATTTGGTCAACGCTTGCGGCTCCGGCGCAGCTTTTGCAACGAGGTCGAAACCAAATTCACTCGCCAGTGCAGCCAGAGGGCGCATGTCGCCGGTGTGCAACAGAATCCCGAACAAATGCTCCACGGTCAGGTGGTGTGCGTCGTTGTCCGGATTGGCGCGCTGAAGCAGGCCAACGTGAGGAACGCCCATCTTTGCAGCAAGGGTCTTGGCTTCGTTGTCCAGGACAGCGCTCTGGCAGGCCCGCAGAAAATCTTCCATTCGTAAAACCTCAAATTTGTTTCCGTGGCGCCCTGCCAGTGCGCGGGCGATCATTTGTTCGGGCAGTAAGCAATGACTGCCTCAGGCTGCTGTGCGCTTTGGGCGCGCCGGGATCGGACGAATCTCATTCGCCTCAATACGGCCGTCGTCATAAAGGGTGATTTCGATGCTTCTGCCGGCTCGAACCATTTGCGAGATCGCGCTCTGGTTCACGCCGAGAGCAGCAGCAAGCGCGGCTTGAGTGCCGTGCTCTTCTAGGTATTTGCTCAAAGGGATCTTTTTCATGGAATTTCCACGGCTTGATATCTGCCATGTATAGTAGCAGCGCTGCTTTTTATCAGCAACAAAATACTAGCAGCGCTGTTTGCTTGGATATCAGCTCTGCTAATACTCTTATTCGTATGAAAATACGTCGCCCCCTTACCCCCGAAGAAGTCGCCGAGAGCGCCAGGCTCAAAGCTATCTACGAACAGCGGAAATCAGCTGCTAAAGCGGCCGGGCGCAGCCTGACGCAGGCGGACGTTGCCGAAGCATGCGGATGGTCCGGGCAAAGTGCATTCAGCCAATACGCAACCGGGAAGGTGCCACTAAATGTTGAAGCGCTGCTGAAGCTCGCAAAGGCGCTCAACTTCGATGCAAGCGAGGTCAGCTCTCGACTGTTATCCACTGTTGCCAGCGTGCAGCAGGACCGCATACAGCCAAGCGTAAAATTAGGAAGCATCGAGACTTGGGACGACGAAACCCCGCTCGATGACGATGAGGTCTACGTCCCCTTCCTTCATGAAGTCGAACTTGCGGCCGGATCTGGCAGGTTTGCGATTGAGGAAAGCGCCAACTCGCGTCTGCGCTTCAACAAGAAGGACCTGCGCCACAACGGGGTTCAATTCAGCAACGCAAAGTGCGTGAAGGTCGGCGGCAACAGCATGATGCCTGTGCTGCGCGACGGCGCCACGGTTGGCGTGAACGTGGGGAAAAACTCACTGAGCGATATCGTCGACGGCGAGATGTACGCCATCAACCACAACGGGCAGCTCCGGGTGAAGCAGGTTTACCGCATCCCAACAGGGCTTCGCCTTCGTAGCTTCAACCGTGATGAACATCCGGATGAGGACTACACGTTCCAACAGATCCAGGAGCAGCAGATCTCAATTCTGGGGCATGTTTTTTGGTGGGCGATGTACTCTCGATGATCCGATGATCACTAATCCGAGCTATACATTGGGTATTAGTGACACTTCGAAAGGAAAGTAGGGGCTGTATCTGACACGGAAGAGTCTGCTGCAAGTCAGGCCTTCTGCACATAAATATGCAGTTTGGGGATTAGCGTCATGCAGCAGAATATTCCTCCAGTAATACCGGCTCCAATACCACCCGTCATTCCAGCGGCGCCAGCTCCGATACCTCCTCCACCTCCCTTGCTCACCACCCATCAGGTTGCGAGCGGTTTGGCGAAGTGGGCAATCAGCAGAGGTTTAATCGAACATCTACCGCCAGATGTGGACGACGTTTACCTAGCTCCGTCTCCGCTGATACCGCTTTCAGCTGAAGCAGAGCAGATACTGCGACACAAAGAAATACAAACCATTTCCTATAACTCCACTAGCAAGACTATTTTTTTCTACACAAGAAAGAAGGTCACCCAAAAAGATCTTCAAACCTTGCCTACAAGTGTCCAAAGAAATGGCATCGCATATCCTCAAGGCCATTTGGATACAGTGGGAAAAAGCTTGGGGGCTGCGCAGGGCGCTACCTACGCAATTCATAAGCTTGCAAGCGGTAAGGAATTCTATAGCTGTGGCTCCTCCATCTCCCCCGGAAATGACGCTTCCGCAGGAACAATGGGTGCCTTGGTGAAAATGCCTGATGGCCTTCTTTACGGGCTGACCAATAATCATGTGAGCGCGCTGTGTAGCCACGTCCAGCCTGAAACACCTATCTTGGCTCCTGGCGTTGTGGACGTCGGTCCTGGCGGAATTCCACCGTTTACGTTGGGATATCATTCCAAGGCGCTAGAAATGAAGGTCGGCTCTCTAGGAAACGTCGATATCGCGGGAAACCTCGACGGAGCTGTATTTCGCCTGCACAATACAGGTGTCGTAAGCTCCATGCAGGGTAATGCATTTGATACACCAATGCTTGTGGCTGATCCCGTCGAAGGGATGAAAGTAGAAAAGGTTGGAAGAACGACTCGTCACACGAAAGGTCACATAGTTAGTAGAGAATTGAGACCCGTGGGTATCAACTATCAGGCTCAGAACTACGGCTTTACCGGCGTGATTCGCTTCGCCAACGTTTTCACAATACATGGCCTACAATCAGAGTTCTCTGCCTCAGGTGACTCTGGATCCCTCGTTGTCCAAGTGGATGATCAAGGCAGGCCGTTAGCTGCGGTGGGTTTAATTTTCGCTGGAGGTCCCGACTCAATGGCTCCTGGAGGAGCAAAATCATTGATGTTGCCACTCCGACCAATTCTGGATGCATTGGGGGCGACACTTGTAGGAGGATTCAATGTCTAGCAGGCGCACGGACCCGGTGGTCGTGGCGGAGCACCTCATTGAGGTTATTCGTCCCCCTTCCGATTGCGCAGTATCAATCTCAACGCTGGCACGGCCGGGGAAAAGTCTGGCTATCAAAGTTTTCATTCTGCCGCAGTATCGATATCTCGAATCGAGAGTGCCCACGATGATGGATGGCTTTGAAATCTTTCGCGAGGTAGCGCCCATGCCTACTGCCGGAAGAGGCTAGTAGAGATAGGCGCAAAATAAAGCCCGGCCCAGTGCCGGGCTTTTTCATGCCCGCCCTTCCCTCCTAATTACCGCCTTCCAGACCTTTGACCGAGTGCGCATAGAAGGCTGTCGCCTCTTCTACCAGCCCCCGCCAATCATCAACATCAATCACGCCGGCGCGCTTGTACTCGTCCGCGAGTTTCAGTAGTTCATCGTACTGCTCCTCTGCACCCATACTGATTTCTGGCGAGCTCAACAGCTTACGCCAGGCGGCCAGCACCTGCTCATTCCGATCTGCGTTCATATGGTGAAGACCCTGATTGGCTATGGATCGGTAGAGCCCCTCCGTTGCTGAAGTATTCAATGGCGGCGACGGAGGGTGAAACAGCACCTTGAGCCCGCAATGTGCGGGCTTTTCTACGCCCGTAGAAATTATTATTAGCAGCGCTATTTACTTTGAATAGCAGCACTGCTACTTTTATTCGCAAGCCAGGACAGCAACGGCCCAGCAGCGAAAGCCGCGCCGCTCTTTAGCGATACCGCATCACCTTGCCGGATCACCACCGGCCCAGATTCGAAGGCAGCGATGAACCGGCCTCAACGGTTCAGAGGGTTGGCAACTGACCCGGGCGTGCAGCGTAAAACGTCGAAAGCAGTTATCCAGCGGGAGAACAAGCCGAAAGGCCCGCGGCTGGAGGAACAATTTGAATCGGTCTGTACCGCGCCAGTAGCGCCGAAGGATCAGCGGAAAGTTTCACTGATGCGCCTGGTTGGCCGGGCGCATTGGGAAAACAACCGATCAAGCACGGAGCATCAAATGAGCGAACAAACACTTCAATCGCTGCTCGCCGAGCGCGTCACTGCTTTTGCAAACAGCGACAAGCCAGTTGAAATCATCGACGAGCACGTTAAGAAGATGTTCACCAGCGTGATCGATAACTGCTTCGGTCGTTACGGCGACATGGGTAAGCAGGTCGAGGAGGCAATCAAGGCCGCACTGCCAGCTAATTTGACCGAGATCTTTGAGTTGACTCGCTACAACGCGATGGTTGCGGCTGCATTGAAAGAGAAGTGGGAAAACAGCGGCGTCGAAGCTGACATGGTGCGCCTGGCGCAGAAGCAGATCGATGAAGTGCTGAACAAGGATGCGTTGCCTGAGGTAATCAGTTTGCAGGATCTGCTGGAAGCTTTCGTCGAAGACCACAAAGAATCGGCGGCGGAAGAGCATTGGGAAGCTCCGGACATTCGCTTCCAGCCATCCGACTACGGTGGCATGCACATCTACTTCGACAAGGAACCGAAGGATCACGGGATTTCAACCTGTTCCCGAAGCTCCGAGCGCAGCGAGTACATGCTAGGCAACGCGATCCACATCAGCTTCGACCGTCACGGAAAAGACCGAAACGAAAAAGGTCATGAGGTTGGCTCGGTGTACGCCGTCAAAATCGACAACGAGAAGATCAGCCAGACCCTGAAATTCCGTACAGCCTTCGAAAAAATGGTCGCCGCGCTCTACTTCGGCTCTTCGAAGATTGTCGTCGACTGCGATGAGGATGATTTCAGCTACGGCATTTACGACTGAACAACCAGCGCCACGACAGCCTGTCGTTAACTGCCCGATCCTCTCTATGAGAGCGCATCGGGTAAGCCTCTGCGCAATGTCCTCTGTATGCCCCAGCAAACATAACCGGCGTGGCAACCGGAAGCCGCAACTGGGCGACAAGAGAAAGCGATCAGAGGCTTACCCTATGCGGACGAAACTGCGGCCTATAACCGCCCACCTGCATGCAGCAACACCAGAGACCGGCGAGCGCCCGCCAAGATGCCAACGGCGCGCATTGGAGGATGACCATCATGAAATAGATGAACTGATCCACTTCGCGCGGCGCGGCAAGCCTGAAGGCCGGCGCCCATCACTCATACAGGCAGCGGACAGCAGGCCGTCTATGTCACCGCGCATCGGCCGGAGTTTCCGGTAGGCCACCCCACGCACGTCGACAATGTGATGCTTCAAGCCCAGACCGACGCCAGTAGCGGGTCTGGGTGCTTTGCATATCACTCAGTTAGAAAAATTGAATTAGCCAGTTGCCTGCTCGGTCAAGAACTATGAACGCAGTAAATCTGACGAGGTGACAGCAATGACTATCCAAGCAGAGACACTCGTACAACTGACCGAAGCGCTCCAAGAGCGAGGCATGAATCTGGTTTCAGATGTGCACTTCACTCGCGCTCCTTACCGTTACAACCACCGCTGGATCTGCATCGTAGAGTAACCATGCTCTTTGCCGGCGGCTCGGACTAAGACTCCACCGCCGGCCCCACTGCCCCACTGCCCCGCTACTCCGTTTTCCCTTCCTCATCCTCCGACACCACCCGAATGCACTCACCTCCGCGCCCAACGGCAACCAGCGGAGCGGACGAGTGCATCCGAGTTTTGTTGGATCAACACCTCGCCACTCTGGAGACGACCATGTCAGCTCTACGCAAGCCCATCCCGGAAGACGACTTTCTCGATACGGAGGCAGGTCAAGAATGGCTAACCGAGTCGGTCGACGATCTGCTTTATCGGCGCCACGTGGAGGCTCCAAATCCGGTAGGTCGAAGCAAGGTTCTGGTCAACGCTGACCACCTACCGGAGGCGCTGGCGGATCACATGGCAGCGAACCCGGATCCTAATCGATACATCGAGAAGATCCTGATCGAGTTGATCTGCCGCGAGGGTGGCGGAGTGCTCCACAAGTGGGCCGTTGAGGCCGTCGGCGGCGATCCGTTGGTTGTTAGAAGGCTGGCCGGCGACCTGGTTGCGGTGCATGCCAACGAGTACCGAGATGCCAAGCGCGAAAGCGATCGCGTAGAGCGGGAGTGTGGGTTTTGAGCCCTCACATCCTGATCGACCAAGCCCTTGATGGTGTGTCGGTGCCCGCCGGCGAAGAAGACATCAGCTTGCTGGTACAGGGACTGATCACCCGCCTCTTCACTGACGGCGCGATCACCACTGACGAGTTCAACCACTACTGCAAACGCCTGCGTGACACCTGTCAGCGGCGCAAGGAGGACGCATGAGTACGGCACCGGTTAAATCGATCATCGACGAGCAGTTCGATGACATCGAACACAAGATCGCCCTGCTCGGCTTTGGCCTTCCCTTCAACGAGGTGATCGGCCGCAAGCGCGAGGATCTGGTCGCCAATCTGCCGCAGCGCCTGGCACCTTCCATGAAGGGCAAGCGGATTGCAGTGAGAGTTCGGCAGTGACCGCTCGCCAATGGGCGCGCCGCCTGATCATCTGGCGTGGCGCGTTCTCTTCCCTCGGCGTTTTCACCTTCTTGATGCTGCTCAGCGCACTCGCCGACCGCATCACTCAATAGACCAAGCATTCAATCGCTGCGCAGCGCGCGGCAAGGAACAGTCATGTCCGCTCAAAGCGTGGCGCCGGTGGCGCACGACCGAAACCTTCACGTCCTTCCGCACGCAGCGACCAGTACCAGCGCTCTGGTTCTGGATGGTGACAGCCTGGACAAGATGATGCGCCTGGCCGAAGTCATGGCCACCGGCCGAGCCACACTGCCGAAGCATTTCAACGGCAACCCGGCAGATTGTCTGGCGGTCGTCATGCAATCGATGCAGTGGAAGATGAACCCATTCGCCGTGGCGCAGAAAACGCACTTGGTCAACGGCGTGCTGGGATACGAAGCACAGTTGGTGAACGCAGTTATCACCACCTGCGCACCAGTGCTGGATCGCCTGCACTACGAGTGGTACGGCGCCTGGGAAAAAGTGATCGGCAAATTCACCATCAAGAACGGCGACAAAGGCGAGTACCGCGTTCCGGGCTGGAAGCTTGAGGACGAACAAGGCCTGGGTGTGAAAGTATGGGCGACCTTTCGCGGCGAAGATGAGCCGCGAGTACTTGAGCTATTGCTGGCCCAAGCCCGCACTCGCAACAGCACGCTCTGGGCTGACGACCCTCGCCAGCAACTGGCATACCTCGCCACCAAGCGTTGGTCGCGCCTCTACTGCCCGGACGTGATCCTCGGCGTGTACAGCCCGGATGAGCTGGAAGAAACCGCACCAACCATTCGCGACGTATCACCAGCGCGCGGCGCGGCACCAACTGAACTTCCTCCCTACCCCGACGAGAAGCTCACAGAGAACCTGCCCAAATGGCAAGTCGCTGTCGACGCCGGACGCTCCGCACCCGATCACCTGATCGCAACCGTCAGCAGCAAATTCACCCTGAGCGGAGAGCAGATCGCCAAGATCAAAGCGCTCGCGCCAATTGAAGGAGACCAAGAATGAAAATCCACAATGTCGCTCAGGGCTCCGAAGCCTGGCACGCGCTCCGCGCCAACTACTTCACTGCTTCAGAAGCGCCGGTGATGATGGGCGCCTCGAAGCAGATGAAGCGCACCGAACTGTTGCACGCGAAAAAGACCGGGCTCGATCGGGACGTGTCGTGGTGGGTGCAGAAAAACTTGTTCGACAAGGGACACGAAGCCGAAGCACTTGCTCGACCGATTCTCGAAGGACGAATTGGCGAGGACCTGTTTCCCGTCGTCGGCACCGAAGGTGATCTGCTCGCATCCCTCGATGGCTGCACAATCCTCGGCGACGTGTTGTTCGAACACAAAATGTGGAACGAGCAACTTGCCGCCGACGTTCGCGCCGACAACCTTGATGCGCACTACTACTGGCAGCTCGAACAGCAGTTGCTGGTGAGCGGCGCCGAGAAGGTGATCTTCGTCTGCTCCGATGGCACTGAAGAAAACTACGTTTCGATGGAGTACACGCCGGTACCGGGCCGCGCCGCCACACTCGTCGCAGGCTGGAAACAGTTCCAAGCCGACCTACAGGACTTCGCTCCCGCCGAGGTGATGCCGGAGGCCGTCGGCAAAACACCGGAATCCTTGCCAGCGCTACGCATCGAAGTGACCGGCATGGTCACCGCCAGCAACCTGGAACAATTCAAAGCTCATTCGCTGGCAGTCTTCGCCGCGATCAACACTGAGCTGGAAACCGACCAGCACTTCGCCGACGCAGAGAAAGCGGTGAAATGGTGCGGCGATGTCGAGGAGCGTCTGGAAGCCGCAAAGCAGCATGCGCTGAGCCAAACCGAAAGCATCGACGCGCTGTTCAAGACGATCGATGACATCGCGGCGGAGGCTCGGCGTAAACGCTTAGAGCTGAACAGTTTGGTAAAGGCTCGCAAGCTCAGCATCCGTGAAGACATCGTCATGGATGCAGCGAAGGCGCTGCAGGTCCACATCGACCAGATCAACGCTTCACTGGGCGGCAAAGCGCGTATGCCGGCGGTGCCTGCGGATTTCGCGGGAGCCATCAAAGGCAAAAAAACGATCAGCAGTCTGCGCGACTCCGCCGACTCCGAGCTGGCCCGGGCGAAAATCGCCGCAAGCCAAATCGGCGACAGCATCCGGACCAACTTGGCCAGCTTGGACGAGCTCGCTGCCAACTACCTGTTTCTGTTCAGCGACGTGCAGCAGTTGGTGATGAAGGCGAACGACGACCTGCTCGCGCTGATCAAGGTGCGGATATCGGAACACCAGAAAGCGGAGGAGCAGAAAGCCGAAGCGCAGCGTGAACAGATTCGTCAGGAGGAGTTGCAGCGAATCGCGGACGAGGCGAAAGCCAACGCACCGGTTGAACCTGCAACAGTCACCAGCCCGGCACCGGTGAAAGCCGCTGCGCCGGTTCAGTCTGCGTCGAAGCCAGCGACCACAACCGCGGTGCCGGTGAACCTTCAAGCTGAGGTGTTCGATCTGGAAGCACTGATCCATGCCGTCGCAGGCGGTCATGCTCCAATCTCGGTTCTGACCGTGGACTGGGAGAAGCTCGACGCAATGGTCGCGGCCCAAGGCGACAAGTTCAGAATGGCCGGCGTGAGGCTGGTGAAGGAAGCAGCGTGAGACGAAACATCAACCGGGCGGCCACGCGCCGCCGACAGACCTGGCTGGACTTGCCGGCCAGCGGAATTGAAGAGGTAGGCCATGGCCAAGAGCAATGCAGACCGTTCAGCGAAAGCCGCATCGAAGAGGAAGGAGCGCGGCGAAGAGGAAATCAGGCTGCACTGCCTGCCCGGTACGCGCCAAGCCCTTGCTGAGCTGATGGCCTGGAGCGGCATCGAGGAAGCAGGCGAGGCAATCACGCTGATGATTCACCATCTGCACGGTCTTGGCCCGGGCGGCGCCCTTCCCCTGCTCTCCCCGCCGCGACATGAATACGTGATACCCGAAAACGTGTCGCGGAAATTGAAACTGGCCTACGACCGCGAAGCCCTTCGCATTTGTAACGACAAATAGTTTATCCGTTTCTCTGCATCTAGTTATAGATGGAATCTGGCGTCAAGACCCGCGAGGAACTTTAACTACTTCGGCCATGCTGGCTGGAAGCCTTACCCATCTCACCTCTGGTTCGCATGTCCAGAACAATCTGTATTCTTGTTGCCAGCTGTCGTGATGAGATTTGAGAAAGTGGTTTCGCTCGTGCCCAGTAGTATAACTACACTTTCCGCTCTTAGAGTGAAGGCCAAGCCTCCTATCCAATAGCTTTTTGAGTTTTTCAATATCGTTGATTCTTACACAAATTTTTTTTGTTTTGAATCCGTCCATTATTTTCTGAGAAAGTGCAGTAGAGAATGATAAAAGCAAACCGTTCTCTGGATAATAGTTTCCAGACTTGATGTTCACTGGCCCTGCTCCAAAGTCACAATCTGTAAAACTAATATCTTTGTAAATACCATCTGGATCTAGACGAATTCCAGGACCGAGACTCATCATATCCATTTCGGCTTGATGTATCAGATTTTCGTCAGGAGTGAAGACACCACCTCGCTCCATTCTTTTATAATAGCTGGCTGGATTTATTGGTATCTTACCTCCCCCCACCCATGTCTTGGCGTGTTCGAGCTCATTTAGATATAAATAGACGTGCATTGTGGCTCCTTTAAGATTTTGGCACTGGCAACTGACATATCGATCATCTGTGATTCCCCAAACAAAATCACGACGACCAGTAATCAACGGGTGGAAACATTGCCTGAGCACCGCACTTGCTCCGCTTAACAAGGCGCAATTTAACAACCTGACTAAGTCATTGAGGATGATTAAAAGTGTTCATGGACAATTCGCAAACTTTGCATTGATGAAGAATATCATACCGAAGTTTTACGAGCGCTTCAGGATCTGAGTTGCAGGATGGAACATATCGATCAGCGACAGAAATAATAGAATTCACCACACCTGAAACGTTAAAAAACCCGTCGACCATATTATAGCTACCGAGCTCGTGCGCAGGCAGTGCACGCAACGAATTTTGACAGGCTGAAAAAATCTGGGAGTACAACATATTCCAATTAAGTTGAATATCTTCAGGAGAAGTGTTCCTTTCTATCAGCGCCCCAAAGCTTTCAATTTTCTTAACAGCATTCATCACCACAGCATAATAAGCCTCTGTTTTATATTCCTGTTCGCGAGCACGTTGTTTGTTTTGAGACTTTATTTGCTGATTTCCGATATTAAAGGCAGCCAATATGGCAGCAATGGAGCCTATAGCCTGAACCCAGGACGCAAGCCCCGAATGATGTTCAATCCAATACGAAACGCATTCCCAGCTCATTGCTTATCACCTCGATCCGGCTCCATGCCGGGCCGAACACAAATACCCCACTTCTACGAAACACGCCAGCCGGCGAGGATCCCCTATGGAAATCACTTACGGCTCGGTCTGCTCAGGCATCGAGGCGGCAACGCTTGCATGGAAGCCGCTCGGCATGCGGGCGACCTGGTTCGCCGAGATCGAAGCGTTCCCAAGCGCCGTGCTGGCTCACCACTACCCGAACACGCCGAACCTCGGCAACATGACCAAACTCGGCGCCCAGGTGCTGGCCGGCAAGATCACCGCACCGGACGTTCTCGTCGGCGGCACCCCGTGCCAGGCATTCAGCGTGGCCGGGATGCGCGAAGGCCTCACCGACCCTCGCGGCGCCCTCACCATCAAATACGTGGAGCTTGCAGATGCAGTTGACTATGTTCGCGCCGGCCAGCGAAAGCCCGCCTGCGTTATCGTCTGGGAAAACGTCCCCGGCGTCCTCAGCGACAAAGGGAACGCCTTCGGATGCTTTCTTGGCGCGCTTGCTGGGGAAGACTGCGAGCTGCAGCCTCCAGGGAAAAATGGCAGGACGCTGGTTGTGTGTATGGACCCAAAAGAACAATCGCGTGGCGGGTCCTGGACGCCCAATATTTCGGCCTGGCCCAACGACGCCGTCGTGTGTTCGTTGTCGCAAGTGCTCGAGACGGGTTCGATCCCACCGAGATACTTTTTGAGCGAGAAGGCGCTCGCCGGGATAGCCCGCCGGGATGGCCGGCGAAGCTTGCACTTCACCCTACTCTCACGGCACAAGGAGGGGGCTCTCTCGATGACCGAGAGGCATATGTGCTGGAAGCCGAAGGCGTCCGCCGGACCAGTGTGATCGAGTGGGAGCGCTGCCAAGGTTTTCCCGATAACTACACGCAAATTCCTTGGCGCGGCAAACCTGTAGGTGAATGTCCTGACGGGGCCCGCTACAAGGCAATCGGCAACAGCAAGGCCATCGCAGTGGTCAACTGGATAGGCGGGAGAATCGTCAAGTTTGTTGAGCTAAGCGTCTCACGATCACATCTTTGATTACCGAGTAGTCCTCGGTGCCCGATCGCATATGAGCGTGCACGGCAGAATGACAATTCGAACACAGTAATGCTAAATCTTCTAAAACCACATCTACCTTCGCGGCCTTCGTAGAAACTGGCACTTTGTGATGAGCCTCGATATATTCAAATCCGTATCTAACCTTAAAATCATCACTGCAAATTTCACAGACGCATGATCCGGACGATTTTAGCAGCTTGACTATTTGAGAATTCCTCTCGGACAAAAGATGCGTAACATAACTTTTTCCACCCTCCATAAAGCCCTGCCCGATCTTGCTCGTAACCACATGAGTTTCAGCTTGGCGACCAAGAACAACATATTCGTCAGCGCATTCAACCAAGCCAAACAACCCTTCAAAAACCCAGTCTTTCTTCTGCCCGCTATAAAGGAGTACTGGGTAACCGAACTCAGGCTGATTCAGCAACGAAAGATTCGCCTTTTCCTTAAGTGATACAACCCCTTTTCTGGCTTTAAAGGAATAGCGATAAAAATTCCTTTCGGCATCTACCCAGCCATCGTGACTATAACTTCCCGGGTACACTTTAACTAGGACGCCTGCAAGAGCAGGAAGTGAACCAATCCAGTTAATACCCTGTTGCGGAGTATTATTTATAACGAAATTTTCGCCACCCCAATATTTGGATCCCTCTACTTTTGAATACTGGATCAACTCATATAGCTCTTTTTTTGAAACTACCGATCCAACTTTAGCACTTAGCAGATCATGAACGCTTATATTTGCCATCGTTTTCCCTAACAAAATTTCCGTGTAGTCAGCTTTCATTATGACACTGCAAATTTAAAGCGCGAAGCCTTCAATCACACGATTCCCTCAATCCCACCGCCCGGGCATGGCCCGGCAAGGACTCCCCATGCTTACAGAAGAAAACCGGTCGAACCAATTCCGAGATTGACGACCGGTCGTCCACTCACACCCGATATCTAGGCTGACTTTTCCAGCGCCCACGCCATGACTGCAAAGGGGGCCGACTGGGCATTAACTAACACATTAACCATACTGATCAATTCCAATAACTGAAATGCAAATAGCCTTGCCTCGTAAAAGCAGAAGCACATTACAGGCAACTCAGCCAATGAGAGGTTTGTTTCTCATTTAGCGCATTCTACGCCCAGCAGCAATATCACGACCTGCGCCTGATCCAGATGGAGACTTAGCACTTTCCAGACGAATCAAAACTAGATCAGCATCACCACCCCGTTGATCCTCGCGCCCGAGGACGCAATAAATTTTAACCCCTCCTGCGCTGAGTACATGTAAGTTTTCACCTGAGATATTGAGAGGTTTCAAGTCTCCACCATCAAGCAATTGACGCATAGTTAGCGAGCTCGCCTTGTCGAACAAACGCATAACTTTGCTTCGCTCGTCAGGCCCTAAACTCTGAACATCATCATAAAATTCAGATGTAGAATAAACGTTCATTGCTTGTCTTCCTCAAACAGTTTTGTGAGCTTGCTAGTCGCCACTATCAACTCATCAAGCCGCTCTTCTTTTATGAGCTTTTTACAATGCTTTGCAGACTCCGAAACCAATTGCGCCCTAAGAACCTCACCAAATTGCTTCGATGTCAACTTCAAGAAACTACTATCCTCCTTGAATATATAAACCTGATACACGACAGATATAATTATAGCCAAGATTAGAATATATAAGGATTTTTTCTTGAAAATTTCTTCCCAGTATATTTCGTTACCTTTAGCCACCTCTACGATTAGGGAGCTTGAAGCTACCCCCACAATTGCCGCCAATACCAATGGGATCGCTGATCGAGCCCAAGGATTTCTATGTAGAAACTCCAACATATATCGCCATTCCTTATTTTATCTACAAAAGATAGCTAAACACTCTTCCTTAGTTAACCATACAATTTGAGTATATCTGCATTCTAAGCTTCCCCCAAATCTGAGAGTTTTAGAATCCGTTTGCGATGAAAAAACGTGGCGATCAGCAGGCTCGATTGAGCGCGGCGACGGCGAAGCATCCATTCGCAGAAAAGGTGAAAGCAAGCTGGATAGCTTTCGAGAGTGCGCGGACGACGGTCAGGATGCGGGCATTGGCCGGCACTGGTTTGACCTGCTGACCCAGATCGGCCTCCTGAATCGTGTGCAGCGCAGTCCTGCCTTGTGGGAAATGACTCAGCAAGGCGAAGACGCGCTTGAATTATCACGGCAGAGCGCAAAATCCCGATAGGAGTACATCCGTACCCCTCCCGCAAAACCTGTAACCCCTCCCCCTTCAAAGTCAGCCGCTATAGCGGCAAGGACGAAGTCATGCCTGAAGAAATGAAACCGGCTTGGCCAGAGCACTACCGCTATATCGACACCATCGGGCCAGAAGGTCTTGAGGTGCACTGCATCACCTACCAAGTGATCGGTGAAACAGCACAGTGCTACTACATCGGCGACAAGCACACCTGCGATCTGGTCAACGGCCCGCAGTACAGCTGGACAGCAGACGCAGTGAAGAAGCGCCGCAAACGCGTCCTGAAGGAAGGCGGCACTTGGGGCCGTCGCTTCGCCTACACGGATAAGGCCTTGGCGCTTCGCTCTTACAAAGCGCGCAAGTCATGGCAGCTGCGTCATGCGCAATTGTCGATGGAACGAGCCCAAGCGGCTCTTGGGTATTTCGGCAATCTCGAAGTTGAAAGCACCATCCCGGCCGGGGCCGTGACAATTCCGAGCGAATACATTCAGGGCCTGGGATGGGGGGATGACTGATGCTCCTGACCTCAATAGCCGGCTGCACCCTCTTCTTCTGGCTTCCATTGGCCCTGACCATAAAGGCGGTGATCGGATGAGCAAGAAAATCGTTTTGACCGGGAAAGCGGTCGTGAGCTTTCGCAAGGTTATCGAAGATGCTTCAGATTATGACGCTGCGGAACTGATGGCCGACGATGATTTGCGCGGAGCGCAGATTGTTGAAGACGATCTACTCGACATTGAGTGGATTCACGACGATGTCGAGATTGAGGTGACGCCATGATCTTCGCCCCGCTCTACATGGCCTACCTCATCTACAAGGGGCCGTGGCGATGAATGACAATGAGCTTTTACGGCTGTCAGCCAAGGCAATAGGCTTCGAGCTCGAGTACCGGCGTGGCAGCGATGCCTTCTACTACGACGATCCAGACTCTGGGCGAGAGCGGTGGGATCCGCTCAGTGATGACGGCCAGGCGCTTCGGCTGGCTATCAAGCTCGGGACCTGCATCGTGTTCATGGAAGAGTGCGACTCGGTTGTGGCTGAACACTCTGCGCAAGGCGTGATGATCGTCGAAGCGATGGATGACTATGGAACTCGTCGAGCAATCGTCCGGGCCGCAGCAGAAATCGGCAATCGGCAGTGAGCCGCATGGTTAACGTCCGCACCGAGGAATTGACCGGCCCAGCGCTGGACTGGGCAATCAACGCGATCTACGGTGATCAGCAGCCCGGCACTGGGCAACTGCAACTCTTCGCCATGCCCGACGCCGAGCAACTGATCACGAAGTACGGCGTCTGGGTCGGTGTTGGCCACCGTTACCCATGGCTGGCCGACATGACAAACGATCCGTTCAATCGCCAGCCCGGCGAAACCCGAACCATCGCAGTGTTCCGCGCCGTGGTCTTCGCTAAACGCGGGGCCACGGTCAAAGTCCCCGCCGAACTCATCCAGCAGTAACCCCTCCCCCAACTCAACAGCCTGCCGTTGTCCGGCGGGCGAGGAATTCGTATGTCTGAGAAAAATATCAAAGCCATCATGGACCAGGCCCAAGTGTTCGCCAGCAGTTGGTCGATGGTCGGCGGGCCGTTCGCGGCCGACGATCAGCTCGAGCGCGCAGAAGAAGAAAAGGTGGAACTGCAGAAGCTGGTAACCAGCGCGCTTGAAGGATCGGTCAACGCCCCGCAAGACGTCGGCGAAATGATCCAGTCGTTACTGGCTTGGCACAAGCGGCAGGCCGACCAGTTGCAGATCATCAGCGACAACGCAAAGGAAGGCGTGACGCTCCAGCTCGGCATCGAGGACCCCGTCGAGATCGCCCTGACAAAAGACATGGCAAAGGGATTGCGGATCGGCCTTGTGCTCGCCCTCGAGCGCCTCGGGAAACTGCCGATCAGCGTCAGCCATGACGACGAAGACGACTTCGATCCTGACGAAGACGAATAACGTCATCCCATCACCACCTTCTGCCGCCACGCGCGGCATGGAGCATTACCTCATGGAAACCGAAATCCTCTCTGACGAGGAGCTGGCCGAACTCACCGGCTACAAGGCCAGGGCGTACCAACGCCGCTGGCTAATTGATCGCCAGTGGGTGTTCGTCGAAAGCCGCGGCAAACGTCCACTGGTGGGTCGGATGTATGCCCGCATGAAGCTGGGCATGATCAGCCCTACGATTGCCGATCCTAACCCGCCGCCGGCCGCGCCGGCATGGACGCCAGACTATTCGCGAGTGAACTGAAATGCGCCCCCGCAAAACCGAACACCAGAACCTTCCCCCTCGGATGTACAAGCGCTCACGAAAGCGCAAAACGGCAGTACCTGGACCGCGTATTACTACCGCGACCTGCTCGGCAACGACATCCCTCTGGGCAAGGATCTCGATAAGGCTCGGCTGAAGTGGGCCGAACTCGAAGCCAAGGAAAAACCGCTCGACCTGCGCACCATGAAGGGAATCTTCGACCGGTACATTCGTGATGTGGTGCCGAAGAAAGCACCCCGCACGCAGAAGGACAACTTGGCGGAAATCAAGCAGCTTCGGCCGATGTTCGACAGCGCTCCGATCGACTCGATCACGCCAGCAACGATTGCTGGCTACCGAGACGCACGATCAGCGAAGGTCCGGGCGAACCGTGAGATCGCTACCCTCTCCCACATTTTCAACATTGCCCGCGAATGGGGTCTGACGACGAAGGAAAATCCCTGCCAAGGTGTGCGCAAGAACAAGGAGACGCCGAGGGACTATTACGCGAATGATGTGGTTTGGGAGGCGGTGTACAAGAAGGCAGCTCAGGAGCTGAAGGAAGCGATGGACCTAGCCTATTTGACCGGGCAAAGGCCGGCAGATGTGCTGGTTATGCGGAAGGATGATGTTGAAGGCGGATATCTGACTGTTCAGCAGAACAAGACGCACAAGAAGCTGCGCATTCAGATGACGACCGCCGGAGAGGCGAACAGCCTGGGAATTTTGATCGCGGCAATCACAGAGCGAAACGCTGCTCACGTTTCGAGCTACCTGATCATCAACCGGAGTGGTAAACGGATGACTGCGACGATGCTGAGGAAGCGATGGGACGCGGCGCGGGAGAAGGCAAAACTTGAAGCTCTTGAGCAGGGAGACGAGCTGCTGGCGAAGCGGATCGGTGAATTCCAGTTCCGGGACATTCGGCCAAAGGCGGCGTCAGAAATCAGCGATGTTGGTGACGCCAGCCTGTTGCTTGGGCACACGAAGGGCGACATTACCGAGCGGGTTTACCGCCGCGTCGGCGCCATCGCCAAACCATCAAAATAGGCAAAAAAAGCGTTCCATAACTCAAATCGCGCCCCTTGTAGAATGCGGTCTGTAGAGGTGCTGCAAAACAAAAGTATTGGAACGAAAAAGCGTCTGAGGCCGCGTATTCAGCGGCTTTCCATAGCGGTCTTGAAAACCGTCGACTGTAACAGGTCCATGAGTTCGAATCCCATCGCCTCCGCCATATTTGGTACCGACAAAGCCCTGATTATTCAGGGCTTTGTCGTTTCTGGGGTTTGGAAATCTTCTGCCCATAGCTAACGTACTCTATAGCTCGACCTGCTCCCCCCCCTCCTACGGCATCCCGCCAAACGTAAAACACTCTTCATGAAACACGCTGCTCCGCGAGGTTCTTTCTCGGAGAAAACCCAATGCCGAATTCAGGTCTGCTCCCATCCCTGCTTTAAAAAAGCAAAGAAAACCAGCTCGCCCTCACAGTGAACCGATCTCCTATAGCGCTTTCCCTGCCGCCGAATCCGCTTGCGCCCCGGACAGATCGCACCCTGATGCGGACGAAAATTCGGACTACTTCCGTTTCTTTGCGTCTCGGTAATAGCTATCGCACGTGACTTCCAACAAATCTTTGTCGGCCTCGGGTGCGAGTGCGCAAAACGGCGTTTTCAACTTCTGCTTTGTACGTCTGCTGGGTGGCAATCTCACGAATGTCATCGGCCATTTGAGTCGAACGGCTGAACGAACTGAAGCGCGTATAGAAAAACAGCGTTACGCAAATCAGTGACTACCTCCGCCGGAACATGGAGGCCGCGGCGATCAAGTCGATCAAGCGCCCGCTGTTCACGATCACATTGGCCTTGGCGCCGGAAAAGGTGATCGTCGACAAGGAGGACGAGATCTCAGACGACTTCATCGGAACGAAAACCGGGTTCGGCCCTGACAAAAAGTCGATTGCGGCAAAGCTCAAGGAAATCCGCGACCACAACGACGCAGTGCGCAAGCGCATGGACGCCGGTGAAGACGCGGAGCATGAACTGCTACCGAAATCGGTGTGGGCTCACCTTGAGCGCGGCGAAAGCTCGATCCGGATCAAGTGAGGACAGCATGATCAGCAATCACCGCAACCTCGTGGAGCAACACCGGCCACAGGCCTAGGCGATATCGGACAAGATTGCGTAGTACCTGGCCTCCGACGGGCGGATCGACCAACTGAAAAGTCCGCCGCGCAATCCTCTGCCGCCGCCCTGCTCGAAGAACATAGATCCTGAAACGGTACTCAAGCGGCGCCCGAAGCCGATATCGGCAGCTGACCGCAAGACTCTGCGCAAAATGGCGGACTCGGTATGAAATCGAAACGCAAACCCAACAACGGTTTTGCCCGGGCCGAACGCAGTTGCCGGGCGCTGCTGCGCACCAACCACGTCGCGGTGGTGAACATCGACCCCAGCGGCAGCCAGATCATGGCTAACTGGAAGAGCTGCCGGCAGATCCGCAGTCTGGCGATCGCCAACGCAATCTTCGATTTCTCCTACCGCTGGACGATCTACATCGGCGCCATGTGTCGCGACGAGCGCGGCGCCGAGTACGTCAAGTCGGTGGAGATCTCGCCCGCGGGCATCTACAAGGTCGAGCGCCTGACCGACACCATCGAGCATTACTACCTGGAGCTGCGCAACAGCGCGAACCCTGCCCATCTGGTCACATCAGGCTGGATCGCTATCCCGGACGAGGTTTCGATGGATGAAGCCCAAGCCGCGAAGCTGTTCTACGCCGCCGGCGCCTGGCATCGGGTGAAGATTGCTGCGCGAGACGTTCCAGACCCCAGCAACGTGATCAACCTACGGGAAATCGCTCTGGCTACTTGGCAAAGTCGGCATGAAGAGGCAGGATAATGGCGAATTGACATGAATCAGGGAAGAACATATGCAATACGCTCTGTGCAGAAATGACGGAAAAACTTGGGAAGCTTATGCATTTTCAAGGCTAGGCCACTCGGAGTTGAGCGATAAGCGTAACAATCTTATCTGTACAATGTGCGGAGCACTGGCATGGTTCCGAAAGGAAAGTACCCACGGTCACCCTGCTCACTTCTGTGCCCACCACAACAATGAATGCGAGTTAAAAGCAGAGTACGTAGTTGTCGACCAGGATAAGGGAGATGGTACTGAAGCGGTAGATATGCTGAAAAGCAGTGGCGATATCATAGTACGTCTCGACAAAGAAAAGGGTGGTGATATCGACGTAGCTCCACCTGCAGAGCTTCCAGGCGGTCCGGCTTCGCAAGACGGAAGAACACACCTTGTAAAAGGTGGAGATAGATTGTCGAGTCAGGAGTTTACCTTACGTCGAATTCTGCATCGATTAGTACAGAGCCCTGATTTTCGGACCTCCTCCGCAAAATTAACTTTTTTTAAAAAGGGCGATGAGCCTTATATCTCAGGCTGCGTAAAGGATATCACTCGTGCATTCAGCGAGATTTCAAAGGAAGAAACAAGTGAGAACCCCATGTTCTACTGGGGACCAATTACAAGCGTCAAAACAACGCCAGATGGAAAGATCTGGTTAAACTCCTCTCCACAATATCAATCTGTCAGCGTGGCAATATTCCCAGACATTGCTGATGACTTCATAAAAAGCTTTAATATTGATGAGCTAGATGATTTAGCGGGTGCACACATCCTCGTCTCTGGAAAGTGCTTTTTCACCGGAAAGCAACAATCTAAACCTATCATCTGGTGCGGCGCGGTGAATCAAATTGTAATTCGACGTTATCGAGCAGCCAACTTACAAGTAGCTGGATAACACCAAGCATAGGCCAGGCACCCATTGGTTGCCTGGCAATGTTTATTTTTTTCGCACCGCATCATGATCAGAAGAGAACTCACACACATATACGCTTTGAATCGAACAAAAGTCCTTAACTGGCATCTTCATATCATCGCGCATGTAGCTCAGAAGTTTATGCGCATCCACGTGGACGTGGTCAGCATATAGAGTTTGATAAGCCCGGCTTGCATTTCCCGGGGGAGTCTTAAAGAAGTCATTTGGACAGTTGGTCCACCGCCTAAAAAGTTCCAACTGCTCGTCACTTGCAAACTGATTATCTTCCTGCATTCAGAACTCCTTGTCTCGGCCCTATGCCGGACCGAACACAAATACCCCACTTCTACGAATCATGCCAGTTTGCTTTAGAAGAACCAGTGGAGCCTTCACAAAAGGATCTCAGTGAGTTCTTCAGAAATCATCTTATAAACACTATCTATGTTTTGCTCCATAGAAAGAGGAACTGAAGAGAGTATATGATCATAGAAAGAATTGTTTCCGATCAATTCAACGTTAGCTGAATTAGGGTGCTCAGATAGCGTTTTGTTTATCGAATTTCTTATAGCCCGGCGCAGTGGTGAACCAATCAATCCTAGCCCCCTATTGCCCGTAGCTTTCTTTATGCGTGCGACGTCCGCCGAAAGATCCTGCAGCATCTCTAAAATTACTTGATCCGGACTGCCGACCCTCTGCTCAAGAGTTGATACGGAAAACGTGCCAAAACTTTTCAAGAAAGAGGTCTCACCGCCGGCAAGACCGGCCTTATGAGTTGCTACCAACTTTTCTGCCAGCGCAGTTTTAAACGCCATAACCTTACCAAATCTTAGATCTCGAGGATAACTAAGATGCTCAATAACCCCAGTATCAAATGAATAGTCCGTCTTATCATCCTTAATTATTACTGTAGGCTTATCAAACGCAAGACGCATCCCGAGCTCAAACATAACATTTGGATTTTTACAACTCACATCGCAAACAACGATATCGGACAAGTATATATTCTGAACTATACGTTTCTGAATAACCCCAACATCATCTTGCTCGCTAACCAACTTAACATCTATCTGATAGCTTTCAATAGTTGAAATCGACTCGACGATAATACTTTTTACTTCAATCCAGTGTTCTGCGGAGCAACCATCGATGGAGGATATAGGCATGACAAGCCCGCAAGTAATGGAGCTTGGAACTTCGTCAGCCTTTTGGATAGGTCCCGGATTTGTTCCTTTTGCCATGATCATGCCCTCGATGAGATCCGCTTGAGTTGCAATGATGGCACAGAGCCGTATTTTCCTCTATCTACATGAATGCCACTTAAACTACCCCATTTTTTTTCAACCGCCCGGGCATGTCCCGGCATAGGACGCCCCATGTGCGCGGGACGTCATGGCAGAGCGGCAACGCCAAGTGTCCGAACATCAGGCCGAAAGCAGCGTCGGAAATCCTCGACATCGGTGATGCGAGCCTACTCTTGGGGCACATAAAGGGGACATCACCGAGCGCGTCTATCGACGAATCGGCGCCATTGCAAAGCCCTCGAAATAGCCCGAAAACCGTTACGAAACTCAAACTTAGCCCCTTGTAGAATGCGGGCTGTAGAGGTGTCGAAAAATAAAAGTATCGTAACGAAAATCGGCTAAAAGCCCCGGTTTCATTGGCTTTGAATATCGGTCTTGAAAACCGTCGTCTGTAACAGCTCCATGAGTTCGAATCCCATCGCCTCCGCCATATTTGGTACCGACAAAGCCCTGATTATTCGGAGCTTTGTCGTTTCTGGCGTCCTGAGAAATTTCTGCCGTGCCAGATGCGTTCCATAACTTTTGTGGATGCGCTCCATGACTCGCCTTGTTTTCCCCCTTCTATGGCGTCCTGCCGAACGTAAAACACTCTTCATGTAACACGGTGCTAGGAGTCTTTTTCTTGGAGTGCTCGCATATGGGATATACCGACGGCAATATGATCCGTCAGCACTACGGGACGTAGATCAATCAGGACGGACCCGGCGTGGTGGGCATGCTGCAAAGTAGGTATTCTGCAGAGCGCTGTAGTCACAGATCTTGCCGCACATGAAAAATCTGATGCCCTTCACATCATGGCACTTTTGATAATCGTCATAGGTGATCGTGTTGCCACTGGTGATCTGGGAGTCATAGGCGATCACGCCATCTTTATAGGCAATGGGCGTCAT